GATGCCGAAGATGGCCAAGGGCGGCTACATGAAGGGCGGCAAGTGCTAAATCACTTCCGTCGAGCAGTCGAAGAGAAAAGGAAACGGCTCGCCCTGGACCTAATAGAGGGGCGGGCCGACTCCTTTGAAAGTTATCAGTGGCACGTAGGCTACTCCTCTGGTATGTTGGCGGCGATCCAACTACTGGAGGAAATAGTCGATGCAGATGCCGACAGCGAAGAGCGCGGGTAACACCACTTGGTGGACCGACCCTACTATCCCGGATCCCGCCGACCTCCCTACGGTGAGGGGCTGGCGAATCCTGGTGCGCCCCATCCCCAATGCCCCCAAGACGAAGGGGGGCATCATCATCCCGGATGCCACCATCGAGACGATGGATCTCATTCGCAGCGTCGGGCAGGTGAAGGCGGTGGGCCCCATGGCCTACTCTCGCGGCGATATGGGCGACGAGCCTTGGTGCAAGGTGGGGGACTACATTCTCTACCCGCGCTACTCTGGAGCAAAGTTCTCCTATGGTGGCGTAAAATTCCTGTTGCTCAACGACGATGAAGTACTGGCGGTAATCCAGGATCCCGCCCGTATAAACGAGTAGGGTATTGACAACCCACTTCGTTTCAAGTATCTTGGGAATGCGTAACGCAGGATCGCAACTGTGGAAAACAAAGAAGACTGGGTCGAGGTGGATGTAGCCCCCACCGAAACTCCGAAGGCCGACGCGACCCCCGTCGAAAATGCCCCGGAGGAAGAGAAAGTCGGACATCGTGCGGAGAAGCGGATAAAGCAACTCCTCGCTCGTGTCAAGGACGCTGAAGATAGGGCTAGCAGGGCTGAGATTGCCGCCGAGGTCAAGGCCAAGGAAGCAGCAGAAGCCCTGGAGAAGGCCAAGGGAACCGAGACCTCCGCCCACACGGTCTACCGCAACAGTTTGCAGGACAAGATCAAGGTGGCGGAGAAGCGGTTCCAGGATGCCTACGACGCGGCAGATCGGGACGCTATCCTCGCGGCGCAAAATGACCTCATTGAGGCCCGCCTTGAAGTCAAGGCCCTCGATGCCTGGGAGCGCAGCAACAAGGTGGATCCGGCCCCCGCGCCACAGGCTCCGGCCCCGCAGGCCCCGCAGCAGCTTGCCCCCGCGACCAAGGAGTGGATGGATTCCAATCCGTGGTTTGGCCGGGGTGCCAACGCTGACAGGCTGGCAACGGCGGCGGCAGTGGCCATCTCCGACGACTTGGTGACCGAGGGATATGACCCCGCCAGCACCGAGTTCTACGAGGAGGTCGAGAAGCGCCTGGTGGCAGAGATGCCCCGGATGGCCTCGAAGATCTCCAAGGGTGAGCCGGAACCCCGAAAGCCGGTCGTTGCTGGGCAGTCGCGCACTCCCAGTAGGCGTATCCGCCTCGATGAGGGCACCGTGAGGGCATCCAATCGCCTCGGTGCCACCCTGGAGGACACCGCCCGCTACATGGAGAAGATCCAGGATGCGGGTGACGGATACGTCAACATCGATGTCAAGCGCGGGAGGAAGTAACATGACGATGCGTAGTACGCGGGAAGATACCGCGCGAAAGCGTGAGTGGAAGGAGCCCAACGAGTTGGATGTGCCGGAGAGTCTCTCCCTGCGCTTCCTCAGCGAGGGCTTCGGGACCCGCTGGATCCGGGTGATGCTTGAGGGCAAGCCCGACCCCGTCAACGTCATGACACGCATGCGCGAGGGGTATGAGTTCGTCCGCAAGGACGAGGCACCCGAGTGGCCGGAGGCTCCCTCCATGGAGTACGGCACGCACGGCAACCTCATCGTCATCGGTGATCTTGCCCTCGCCAAGTTGCCCCTCGACATCTCCGAGTCTCGTACCCGGCAGATGGCGGAGAGGACCCAGGCCCTGGCCGATGCCATCAACCGGCAGTTGCAGGAGAATCGAAACCTCAACCGCGCCATGCCTGTATCGAATCGCGGAAGTAGTAGCAAGGTGTTTTCTGGTGGCCGCACCCCTACTCTCGACTGAAACCAAGGGCCGCCTGAGGAGTAGAGCATGACTGCTACGAAGCGGCCCTTTGGCCTCCAGCCGGTGCGCATCAGGGGCGGTGCCCCCAACAGCGGCGCACTCAACACGTACCGAGTCGGCGCGTCTGCGGGCCCGTCGGATATCGGTGACGGCGACCCCATCAAGCAGATCCCGGGCGGCACCCTCGCCCTGGCCTCGGCGGCGACGGATTACGTCATCGGCGTTGCCAAGGGCTTCAAGTGGGTGGACCCGGTGACGAAGCGTCCGACGTGGAGCAACTACCTCCCGGCGGGCACCTCCTCGGCGGACAGCAACATCTACGCCTACGTCGTGGATGATGACCGTGCGACGTTCATCGTGCAGGCCGATGCCACCGTCTCGGCGGGCGACCTGGGCCTGAACTTCGAGCTTTCGGCCATCGGCAGCGTCAACACCTCCTATGGCAAGTCGCAGGCCGTCCTGAAGGCTTCGACGCGCACCACGGCCACCAAGCTGGTGCGCCTGCTCGGCGCCTACGACACGCCGGACAACGCGCTTGGGGACGCTTTCCCCATCGTTGAGGTGCGGATCGTCCAGCACCGCGACACGCAGGCCTCGGCCTTCTAAGGAGTAACGACACATGGCAGCTATCACTAGGGCAAATATTGCCAAGCAGCTCCTCCCGGGACTCAATGCAGTCTTCGGCGTGGAGTACGGTTCGGTCGACGACCAGCACCTCCCCCTGTTCGAGATCGAGAACTCGGAGAGGGCGTTCGAGGAGGAGGTGCTCTTCACCGGCTTCGGCACTGCGCCGACGAAGGATGAGGGTGCCGCCGTCGAGTACGACAACGCGCAGGAAGCCTGGACCTCCCGCTACACCATGGAGACCATCGCCCTCGCGTTCTCGATCACCGAGGAGGCCATGGAGGACAACCTCTATGATACCTTCGCGCGTGTTCGTGCCAAGGCTCTGGCTCGCGCCATGGCCAACACGAAGCAGGTCAAGGCCGCCAACATCTACAACAACGGTTTCAACACGGCCTTCCCTGGTGGCGATGCGGTTCCGCTCTTCTCGGCGTCGCACCCCACCATCGGCGCGGGCAACTTCAGCAACACGGCTGCGGTTGACCTCTCCGAGACGGCCCTGGAGAATGCCCTCATCGCGATCTCCCTCTTCAAGGATGATCGTGGCATTCTCATCGGGTCGAAGGGCGTCAGCCTGCACATCCCGCCGCAGCTTCAGTTCGTGGCCGAGCGCCTCCTGAAGAGCCCGGGCCGTGTCGGCACCACGGACAACGACATCAATGCCCTCAAGGGTATGGGCATGCTGCCGGGTGGCTACACCGTCAACCAGCGCTTCACGGATACGAACGCTTGGTTCATCAAGACGGATGCGCCCAATGGCTCGAAGATGTTCGTCCGAGTCCCGCTCCAGACGAAGATGGAGCCGGACTTCGACACGGGCAACCTGCGCTTCAAGGCCCGCGAGCGTTACGCGTTCGGGTGGTCGGACTGGCGCGGCTGGTTCGGTTCGTCGGGCGCTACCTGACCTACCCTACCGTGAGGTAAGTGGGAGGGCTGGGGGAAACCCTGGCCCTCTTGCTTTTCGTGGTACCCTATGCTACACTGGGGGACCACCCCGGCAACAGAATCGGGGGCACAATTTTCCCCTATTCTACGGAGTGCATCATGTCTCGTTTCACGCGCGAAGTCTACCCCGTTGTCGTCGTTGCCTCTGTTGGCACCTCCGCCGCCGATTGGGGCGTCGATACCGACGGCTCCCTCATCCTCAACCAGGTGGTGGCCGCCTCCATCAACGGCATGAACGTGTCGTCGGCCCCGGCTTACCTGCCCATCAAGAACGCCGCCGGCACGGTCTACTACATCCCCGTGTACACGACCATCGCGTAAGGGTGCCAGATGTCCTGGACCCAGATCAAGTCGGCCTTCACCTCTGCCACCTCTACGGTGGTGGTGGACAGGCCCACGCGTCTTCGCAGCCTCTACATCCACAATGACCTGCCGGGCACCCTCTACGTCTACGATGCCTCGGCGGCCATCAGTGCGACGGGCCAGAAGATCCTTCAGGTGGACATGCCGCATAGGGCTACCTCCGGTAACCCCGACAGCGTCGCCATCTACATTCCCGATGCGGGCCTTCGTTGCGAGCAGGCTATGTTCGTGAAGGTCTCCGGTGGTGCCAATTGCGGCATCACCCTCTTCTTCGATTGAGGCCCAAAATGGCAAAGTCTCGTGGTGCTGGCGCGGCCCAGCGTGGTTTCGAGTACGACGTGTACCGTAAGGGCGGCAAGGTCAAGAAGTACGCCGAGGGAGGCAAGGTGGATTCCAGGAAGGGGCGTGTCCGTGCTTTCGACCTGGAAGGGCGCGAGATTCCGTGGCCCCCCAGCAAGGAAGATTACAGCAAGCCCCCCGCCGGAAAAATCGAGTATGACGAGGGCGGCAAGCGTATTCGGGGGTACGACAAGGATACCGACGCCGAGATTGAGTTTCCGCCGTCCCGCCGCAACATGGACAAGCCCCCCGTCAATCTTCGGAAGGACACGGGCAAGCCCATTTCGGCCAGCCCCAATCGCGAATACGCCAAGGGCGGCGGCGTGAAGATGGCTGCCGGCGGCTCCTGCCGTGGTATGGGTGCTGCCACCAAGGGCGGCAAGTACACCATCAAGTAAGCCATGGCAACCTCCGGGACCACCTCCTTCTCCCTCCCCCTTGACGAGTTGCTTGAACAGGCAACTCTTCGGGTTGGGGGCGAGCCCACTCTCGGTACCGAAGCCCGGGTGTCCCGGCGGGCTTTGGACCTCCTCTTCACCGACCTGCAGAATCGCGGCATCCTTCTCCACACCTTGGAGCAGGTCCTCGTCACGCTCACGTCGGCGGTGGCCACCATCTCCTGCAGCACTGACACCCTCGACCTCCTGGATGCCGTGGTGCGCCGCAACGGCACTGACCTCATCATGACCCGCTTGGGATTTGGCGAATACCTCGACATTCCCCGCAAGGAGCAGCAGGGCCGGCCCACCCACTACTTCGTCAACAGGCAGCGCGAATATCCCCTCATCTACGTGTGGCCCGCGCCTGAAAACTCCACGGACATCCTCGTCTACTGGAAGATGCGTTTCGTGCAGGATGCCGGCAAGCTCTCTAACGACCCCGACATGCCCCGCCGCTTCTGGCCCGCCCTCGTCGCCGGGCTCGCCTACTACCTGGGCCTCAACCGTGGGATGCAGTTCCCCATGGATCGCCTGGCGATGCTCAAGGCGGAGTACGAAGACCAGCTTCTGCATGCCACCGACGAGGACCGCGAGCGCGCCCCCCTCCGTATAGTGCCACGCTACAGGTACTGACATGGGCAACTTCGCCTCCGGCAAACACAGTTGGAGCTTGTGCGACAGGTGCGGTTTCCGCTACCGCTACCTCCAGATCCGCAATGAGCCGGGTACCCGCTGGCGCGTCTGCTCCACTTGCAACGACGGCGAATTCAACTTGATGACCCACCCGCAGAATAGGCCGCCGCCGGTGTACCCCGACCCGCAGGCCCTGCGCTACCCGCGTCCCGATGTGCCCCTGGCCATCAACTACAACCAGACCGATGAGCAGCAACTCCCGCTGGATGACGGCGGACCCGGAGGTTCTTGATGACCATTGTCAACGCCAACCGCGTCCGCGAGAACACCACGGGAAATGGCACGGGGGCCCTCGCCCTCCTGGGGGCCGTTCGCAACTTCCAGACCTTCAGCGCGGGGGTGGGCAACGGCAACCAGTGCTACTACGCCATCACCCACCAAACGGCAAACGAGTGGGAAGTGGGCCTCGGCACCTTCACCCTCTCGGGGGGCATTCCCTACCTGGCGCGCAACACCGTCTATAGCTCTTCCAACGGCAACACCCTTGTCAACTTCTCCTCGGGCACCAAGCAGGCCGCCGTGGTTTTCCCCGGCACCCAAATCGACACCATCGCCTCCAATGTGGGCGTTGCGGCGGGGTATGCCAACGACGCCCTTACCTACTCCAACCTCGCCTCTACAGCCGCAGTCAACGCCAACATCTACCGGGTGAGTGCAGCCGCCGATGCCTCCCTCGCCGGGGTGTACGCCGCCGCTGCTTCGGCCTCCTATGTAGATGCCGCGAGTGCTGCGGATCGTGCCGTCTCCGCCGCCGCCCAGGTCTCTTCGGTTGCCCAGGAAGCCTCCCTCGCGCTGGTGGCCGCCTCCCTCGCCCAACTCTACAAGACTTCTGCGAGCGCCTACGCCACCGAAGCTGGGGGCTACGCTTCCGTGGCCCAGATCTACAAGGTGAGTGCCAGCGCCTTTGCCACCGACGCGGCTAACCAGGCGAGCATCGCGGGAGTCTACAAGGCTTCTGCCAGCGCCTTCGCCACCTCTGCTGCTGCCGATGCTTCCGCTGCGTTGGTGTCGCGCAACCAGGCGGAGTCCTACTCCTCCATTGCCCTCATTCAGTCGTCCCTTGCGGCGCAGTACGCACTCTCGGCAAACAATGCGGCGAGTGCCGCCTCCCGCGATGCATCCCTTGCGGCAATCTACAAGACCAGCGCCAACGCGGCAGCTTCCGTGGCGCAAATCTATGCCGAGCAGGCCTCTGCGGCCAACACCTCGGCGGCGGCCAATGCCTCAGTGGCCCAAATCTATGCGGCTTCGGCCAGCGCTGCTGCCGTAGTGGCCAACAATGCAGCTTCGGTGGCTGGCGTATACGCGGCATCGGCTTCTGCCTTTGCCTCGGCGGCTTCGCGCGACGCTTCCCTTGCCTTCGTCTACAAGACCTCGGCTTCCGCGTATGCCACCTCGGCTGCCGCCGACGCCTCCCTTGCCCTCATCTATCGCACGAGTGCCTCGGCCTACGCCACGCAGGCTGCCGACTCCGCTTCCCTCGCAGCCTACTACGCTAGCATCATACAGGCCAGTGCCTTCGCCCGCCTCTCGTCCACCCAGACCTTCACTGGGGCCAACACCTTCGCTTCTATTGTCAACCTCAATGGCGCAGTGTCTGTCACCGACAAGGCCGGGTTCCGCACCGCCATCAACATCACCTCGGCCACCCCCACCTCCGCTGGCCTGGTGCGCCTCGCAGATGTGAGTGCGGCCCTGGCAGGCACAGATACCCAGAGGGCCGTGACCCCCGAAGCATCCTACGCCGTGATGAGCAGGGTGCAGCAGAACGTGCAGGCCACTACCACCTACACCCTCGTTTCTGCCGACATCGGCAGGCACATCCTGCATCCCACCTCGGCCACCGCTGCTGCCACCATCATCATTCCTTCCAGCGCCTCCGTCTTCTTCCCCCTGGGGGCAGTCATCACCCTCATCAACCAGGTGTCGGCGGGCACGGTGACGGTTTCCATCACCACCGATACCTTGGTCTTCGCCAACGATGGCACCACGGGT